TTGTCCACACAAAATATATTTCTATATTTTTATTTTTTTTTAGCTTTTTATTATAAATTTAGAAAATATTTTTTTGAGAAAATTTTAAATTCTGGTAAAAAAAATAAAATTATAAAATTCTAAAATAATAATAAATAGGTAAAAAATATTAGTATATTAAAAATAATATAAGAAATTAAGGTAATATTTTTTTAAATTTAATAAAGTATATAATAAATAAAAATTATAATTTATTACTATTATATAAGAAATTAAGGTAATAATTTAATTTTAATTATTTATTGGTATAAGACTTGTAAATTATAAATATTTTATAAAATAATAAGAAGTTAAGGTAATAAAATAAATATTATATTTATTTTTAATAAGAAATAAAATATATTTGATTAATTAAATTTAATAAGGAATTACTACCTAAAATATATTCTAATTATTATATCATATAAGACACGATTTATATAAATAAAGGTAATTAAAGGTGGTAATTTATAAATAAAATATAATATAATGGGTAATTCCGCGCTAAATAACTCATTTTATCATCATTTTAACATATTTTATATAGTTTTAGGTCATTTTTACCCATTATTTTTATATTTTACATTTTTTTTAAGAATTATTATAGGTATCGTGAATATTAAATACACCAGACCTAGATTTCCATTATTTTAAAGATTTAATTCTATTTTTAAAGATTCTATTTAAAATAATAATTATTAGTTTCTATAATGATTTTAACCCTGAATTTAGAGTGCTTAGATCAAAATATAGTTAAATTCTATGAACAAGATTCCAATAAATCTTTAATACAAGATGCCTTAATACATGGCTATAAAATAGTCAATTCATCTACTTATGGTTTAAACTTTGATAATTCAAATCAAGACTCTATAAAAAAAATAAATATACTCTCAACTGAAAATTCGCATCTATCGCAACAAATTCAAGATTTAGAATCTCAAATTTTAAATCTACAAACTAAACAAAATCTTCAAATACAAGAAAACTCTCAAAAACTAATTACACAATTTAATCTACAAAAAATAGAACAAGAAGATTACTACTCAAAAAGAGAAACTGAAAAAAGAACACTATTTGATACATTATTACTATGTTCACAACAGCAAAAAACTCAAGAATTAGATGATTATAAATCTCAAATATCTAATCTTAATCAGCAAATTTTATTAATTAAAGATTCTGAAAGAAATCATTATGAACTCAAAATCCACGAACTACAAAACAAACTGGATGAACGTAACTCCATCTATAGTAATTCTTCCAAAAAAGGTGCAGAAGGAGAAAATAATATAGAATTAGTACTCAATTCACTATTACCTAATGCCATTATAAATGATACTCATACCCAAAGTAGAAGTGGTGATATTCGAATTGAATTACAAGGTATTCAAATATTATATGAAAATAAAAACTTTACAAACAATGTTCCTAAAAGAGATATTGATAAATTCATTAGAGATGTTAGTGAGTCTGATGTAAATTGCGGTATTATGTGTTCTGAAAATTCAGGTATTGCCAATAGGAATGATTTAGATATAGAAATATTAGATGGTAAACCTATGATTTATCTACATAATACTAAAGATAATGTTGATAAAATTAAAATTGCTATAATTATTTTAGTTAATATTCTACAAAATAACTTAGAATTAGATACTAGTATGATACAAAAAATTAAAGATTTAGTTAAAGAAACTGAGGAAATTAATAAAATTTATAATTCTCAAAAGAAACACCTAAACTTAATGGGCGAACAAAATGATAAATTAGTAATCCATACCAGAACTATAAAATATCGTCTAGAAGAAATTATAAGTAAATGCGAAAATAGCGAATTTGATGAAAGGAAACAAAAATGCCAACACTGTTCCAAATTTTTTATGGATTTAGATAAACATATTAAAAAAAATCATTTGTGATAATTATATCTAATTAATTTAATGAGGAAAAGAATTAATCTAATATTTGATTTAGATGAAACTCTTGTTCAAATGGGTAAAGAAAACTATAATAATAAAGGAATACGAATTAAATTTAATAAATATATTTTCATAAGACCATATTGTAAAGAATTATTGAAATTGAGTTATAAAAAATTTAATGTTAGTTTTTGGACATCTGGCTCACCTAAGTATTGTTCAAAAATTTTATCTATAATTCTAACAGACTCGCAATTAAAAAAAACAAAAATAATAATTTGTAAATATAATAAAGAATTTTTAGAACTAAAAACAGGAAAAATATATAAACCTATTAAATATTATTTAGATGAAGAAGTTATAAGTCACTATGTTAAATCACTAAATTTACTATGGAATATTGAAGATTTTAATAACCGTTTTTCTATATATAATACACTCCTCGTTGATGATAACTTTTTTCTAGAGAAAATTAACCCACGGAATTATATAAAAATTTCTCCTTGGTGTAGATATATGGAATATGAAAATTCTCTACTTATTTTAAAAGAATGGTTAGACCAAAATAATAAATTATTAAAAATATTAATGAAACAAAAAAAAAAGTTAATGTTATTATATATTATAAGTAATCCAAAAGTAAGTGATTGTTTAAAAAATAAAATAGGTATAGATAATACCAATGAAATTGAAAGTGGGAATAGTTATAAATGTAGAGAAAATCTTTTAATATCTTATGTATAAAGTAAAATTGAATAATTTTAAATAATATAAATTATTAAACTAATGGATATTAGAAAATGGTTAATTGTAAAACCGAAAACCGAAACTGGTAAGAAAACCGAAACTGGTAAGAAAACCGAAACTGGTAAGAAAACCGAAACCAAGTCTAAAGTCTATATTGTTTATACTGACGGTAGTTCTCTAAATAATGGACAGAAGAATTGTATAGGAGGAATTGGAGTATTTTTTGAAGATGATTCTCCATTTAATATAGGAGAACAAATGACATTTGAATCAGATGGTAAAATTTCTAATAATGTTTGTGAACTCACCGCATGTTTAAAAGCAATTACTACTATTAAAGATTTCCCAGAATTTAATAGTATTAAAAATGCCATAGTAATTTATTCGGATAGTAAGTATGTAATTAATTCTATTACTATATGGTCAGATAATTGGGAAAAAAATGGTTGGAATAGAAAAGATGGAAATGGACAAATTAAACCTATTAAAAATTTAGAACTCATAAAAGAAATAAAAGGTTTAACTAGAATATATAATATCCAATTTAGACACGTAAAAGCTCATCGTACTGAACCCAAAGGAATTGATAAAGATAGTGATGAATATAAATTTTGGTATGGTAATATGATGGCAGACAAATTGGCGAATCATGCGGCAAAGACTAAACTTTAATTAAAAAATTTAAGATTTTTATCTAAAGGAATTAAACATTTATTGGTTTTTGAATTATAATACTTATCTGGTAATCCTAGTTTAACTGCTTCGTGAAATAAACAAATACTATTAGTAAAATATTGTAATTCATCCATATCTTTTTGAACATTTTTGCCATATTTAGTCCATTCATTTTTCCAAAAATATTCATCTTTTTCATTATTGGAATGCCATAATTTTGAAAGTTGTAGTAAAATTGGATTAATACTACCAAAATTAAAAGTATTTACTTTTTTTATATTTAAAATATTTTGTTTTATATTTTGTTTATGCCAAAATCCATTTATATAAAATTTTCCATTAGGATGTTTAAATAAAGATAGATTATATAAAGTTTCTAATTCTTTTTCAGTTTCTATATTATAAAAAAAATAATAATATAAAAAATTAAACATTATATTTTAATATTTATTTATTTTTAATATTCGTTTATTTAATTTAATATTAGTTTATTTAATTTAATATTAGTTTATTTAATTTAATATTATAGAATTATTATATTCGTTTAATATATACAAATGGTTCGTTCTAAATCTACTCGTTCAAAATCTACTCGTTCTAAACCTGCTCGTTCTAAAAAACCAATTCGACAGAATTCTAATAAACAAGCTCCTAAAAGTAAGAAAAGTAAGCGAACAAATTCTAAACCAAATTCAAATGCCTTAACTGCGTTTTGTATGAAATGTAAAAAAAAGAATTTAATGAAAAAAGAAGGTCAAACCAGAAGTCCTAAAATGAATAATATGATTAAGGGTTTATGTTCCAAATGTAATGGAAATGTGGTAACTATAGTCAAAAAAGGTTTATAAACTTTTTCTTTAATTAATATAAATAGGAATGTTAGATAATATTCATCTTTATATTTTAATTGGTATTCTCGGTTCTATTACACCAATCCTAGATAAACTTAATTTACAAAATATAGAATGGTATAATTATTTATTTTTTAGAGAAATTATATTTATTTTATGTTTAGTTCCAATATTTTTTATAGGAAAAAATAATATTTTTAATAAACTAAAAGATTTTGATAATTCAAAAAAAATATTACTTTTAGGCGGAAGTATAGTAAGTTTTATTTATGTGGCACTTATTTTTAAAACTTTTAATTTAGAATTTAAAAAAGAATCCATTTCAAAAATTATTATGGTTATGATTATTTCTACTATAATATTCACTTTCTTAGTAGATAAATTTTATTTTAATACCAGTTTTAATAACTTTAATTATTTAGGAATTTTATTTCTAATATTGGGATTATATCTGATTAAAGGTTTTTAATTACTTGGTTTAATATTTACTCTTGGTTTAATATTTACTCTTGGTTTAATATTTACTCTTGGTTTAATATTTACTCTTGGTTTTATTTATTCTATAACCTAAAAGAATACCATATTTAATTAATTAATTTTTTCTTATTAAATACTAAAATATGTTTATACTTGATATTAGGGTTAGATATATTATATTATTTTTTCTAATACTCCTAAACTTTTTAAGTTATTTTAATAGTCCTCTACTACACTCTAATGCTATTGAATGTTTTGGTATAAAATGTAGAGATTATACATTATTATCAAATCTTATGTCTTTTACTTTTCTATCTTCTATGATAGTTTCAATGAGTATTCTTAATAATTCTATTTTTATACCATTTTATTGGTTTATACCTCTTATAATATTAGGATATACAGTAATATTTATTGATTGGAAACATTCGAAAATAGTTAAACCAAGAAAAGGACGAATAACTCCACCACCTTTAGAATTTACGACTAAGAATAGAAGATTAGCAATTGTTAGTTTAATTCTAGTTCTCCATTTATTCCTTTTTATATTAAATTTTATAGCTCATAGAATTCCTACAAATAGTGAAAAATTAATAGATATCGTATTTAAAACAGCATTTGGCGGTTTAAAAGATAATAGAAGTGCTTGTATGACTGGATGGTTAAGTGTATTAGGTATAGTAACCAGCAGTATTAATATTTATTTTACTGATAAATTTAGACCAACAGTTTTAGGATTACCTAATTCTTGGGGTATTTAGATTTATAACATATTTAGAGGTTTCCGAAAATGAACTATACTATTACTAGAATTGGTATTAGGAAATTCATCCATTACTATAATATGTTTTAGTTCCATACTTTTATTTTCCGCCATATTTCTTCCAAGAGACTTTCGTCCACAAGCTATATATACTATATCTATAACTTGCCTATGACTAGTGATAAATTCCCATAATTCTCTCTCCAGACCATTTCTACCAGATGTAACCAAAATAATAAATTTATCTTTAGGCTTACTTTCAAAATATTGTTCAAATAGTTTTTTATAGTTATTCTTACCAGAAAGAGTTAAACTAAGATTCTGTTTGGGTTTACAATCTCTATAAACTATAGGACAGTGAGTTAAACCTAGTATTTCTTGAAAATGAGAGTGATAATATTCTATAGGGAAATTAATATCCCTCCCAAAACATATCAAATTTTGTTTAGAGGTAAAATCTCTTGTAATTTGTTTTATTAAAATAAATACTCTATTATATAAATATTTTGAAATATGATAATTTACTCTACAAAAACTATTAGGGCATAGTTCTATAATATTCCCATCCATCTCCTCTTCTATTTTTTTAGAACCATAGAAATGATAGTTAATATCAAATTTGGTTGGTTTGGATTTATCTATATGTTTGGATTTATCTATATATTTTATTTGATAATATCCAGATATAATATTAATAGATAGACTCTTATTCAACCCATTAATAATATCTTCTAAATAAGTTTGGTTTACATCTGATGAAGGGATCAATAATTTTAATTGATATTCATTTTTATAATTATTTTTAATATCTATAGAAATGATTGGAGTTGTAGGTTTTAAATCTTTTAGATAATTTACAATTTCAATATGTTTTAATGATAATACTTTCCTAGACTCCAAAGAAATCGGTTGTAGAATATCTTGAACTGACTTATTCCTATAATTTATAGTATAATTAGGATTTGTTGGTATTACTTCTAACTTTCCAATATAGTCTTTTGGTAGAATATCTTTAGTTAAAAGAACTTTATTTTCAAATTCCATAAACTTTAAAAATAGTTTATAAAAAGTTACAAGAAATGTTTGACAATTATAAATAATATAAAATAAATCAAATTTATTTCTTAATATATGGTATAATGAATCAAGGTACTCTAATGTTAAATACCTTAATGCCGCTTAGTATATTGGCTACTGAAAACCACGGACATTTTACAAATTTAAGTAATGGTAATGGTAATGGTGGTAATAATAATATGACTAATAATATGACTAATAATATGACTAATAATATGACTAATAATATGGCTAATAATATGGCTAATAATATGGCTAATAGCGGTGATCACGTCACAACTAAAAAAGATATGAAATTTGGTGTATTAATTATTCTTTTACTTATTATAATTTTTCAAATTTTACCAGTTATGCTTATAGCCGTAAATTGTAACCCTAAAAGTCCAGTGTTATATGGAATTATTTCTTTCCTATTTCCAGGTATTTATATTTTACAACATGCTGTTAGAAAATACCTTATGAAAGAGAATGGGTATTGTGGTAATAAATAATTATTAAATTTATACTAAAATTAATTGTATTTATACTAAAATTAATTGTATTTATACTAAAATTAATTGTGTAAGTTTTTTTAAAGTTCTAGGTTGATTTATAAAGATTTTAGTAATCCCATCATCTTCGTGATTACTAAATTCTATATTTTCCATAATTTTATCAACTATATTTTCCTGTTCTATAGGATTAAATGGAAATGTAGGATGAATGCGATTTTTCACTCTTTCCATAAGAATATATTTAGGAAATTGGAAATTTATTTCCACAATCTTTTCTGGTTTCAATCTTTCATAAATTCTTTTTCTATTAAGAATTTTGGCATTTGAACTATCTAAATATACATAATATTTGGATTCGGGATTCTTGTAGTTTGTAGAAATTATTTCTTCCATAAAATTTTCAAATTTATCAAATAAAAGTTTGTTTGTATTTTTTAAAGAATTATTTACTCTTAGTTTTGAAAATTCATAGTCTCTTTCAGTACTAAATAAGTTTTCTAATTCTATATTTAGATGTTCTTTTAGAGTTGTTTTTCCAGAACCAGGTGGTCCAATAGGTATAATAAGAATAATCATTAATCTATTTCGTTTACTGTATATAATCTCTTATCAATTTTTTTTTGTTGTATACGAATATTGTCTATTATAAATATCAAATAATAATTAATTATATTTACAAAAGATAATATAAGAAAAGTGGTATATAATTTATGAGTATATAATTTATGAGTATATAATTTATGAGTATATAACATATTTTCTTCTTCTAATATTTCCCATTCATTATATAATCTTTCGAGTTCCAAATCATTATCATTATCATTATCATTATCCATAATTATTTAAATTTTATATTAAATTTTTATTTTATTTTTTTTTATTAAACTATAGTAAAATGGATGAAATAACTCAAAAAAATATAGTTCTGGTTAGTACGTGTATTATTGTAATTTGCTTCCATTCAGCATATAAATTTAAAAATGATTTTAAAATTTGTAATATTCTTTTAGGTGTAGGATTTGTAGTAGGTCTAATTATGACTAAAGTTCTACATAATTGGGAAAAAGAAAATAAGGTAGATTATAATTTAATTTTATTTTTATATATATTAGTAGATTTGATACTATTTTTCTTTTTTATTTACAGATATTATGATATTAAAGTAAAAATGCGGGGTGGAGGTAATATTATGGAAGAGTTTAAAAAACAAGACTTTATGGTAAGAGATTTATCAGAAAATCCATTAACAGAGATGATTGGAAATAAATTAAAAACAAAAGCGACAGATTATATAGTCGGTATACTAAGTAGATTTAAGATTTAAGATTTAATTTTTTTATTTTATTTTATGAATTAATAGTAAATGAAACTAACAATTATAACTTGTTTTATTATAATTTTAGTTTTGATATTAATTAAATATAATTCAAATAATTTAAGTTTTATGACTGGTAAAGTTGAAGTTGAAGTTGAAAATTTCTTCCAAGCACCTCCGAATTTCATATGTAAAAAAGATGATTTAGCCTGCATTCTTTCATATCAAACCTATAATAAAGATTGTAAAAATTCTTTTGGGGTTTGGAAGAAATTTCAAGATTTAAATCATAATAGGAAAATAAATGGAAAAACCTTAAAAGTTTTAGCAGTTGATTCCACTAAAAATCCAAACTTAAGTATGGCTGGTAATTTTGATGGTCCAAGAGTAAGTTTAGTGTCTAGATATCAAATTTCAAATTATGATGGACGACTAAATTTAAAAAACTTAGAACAATTTTTAAATAAAAATATATAAATATTAATTCAATCTATCTAAAATATTAATTCAATATTAATTTACAATTAAATTATTTTCCTATTTAACTTTACCTATTTTATATAAATTTTAAATTTTATAAAATATCATAAAATACTATTATTTTAAAATCAAATTATATAATATATTAAAAAATGTCAATACTTGCCCCATATGCTTTCACCAGTGCTCTTTCCCTTTATGTCGGTTATAAAACTTATTATTCCTATTATAATGTAGGTGAATTTGAAAAAATAGATGAAATTATAAATATAGAAGATGAAACTCTTTTAGATAAAGGTAATAGTATATCTGGTGAAGGTAAAAAAGATTTAGTAGAAGATTTAGTTATAGAAGATTTAGTTATAGAAGATTTAGTTATAGAAGATATAGTAGAAGATATAGTTATAGAAGATATAGTTATAGAAGATATAGTAGAAGATTTAGTTATAGAAGATATAGTAGAAGATTTAGTTATAGAAGATATAGTTATAGAAGATTTAGTTATAGAAGATATAGTAGAAGATTTAGTTATAGAAGATATAGTTATAGAAGATATAGTTATAGAAGATATAGAAGTTATAGAAGATATGTGCGTTAAAAATAAAAATAAAAATAAAAATAACAATAACAATAAAAATAAAAATAAAAATAAAAATAAAAATAAAAATAAAAATAAAAATAAAAATAAAAATAACAATAAAAATAAAAATAAACAAAAACAAACATAAATTTATTATTATATTTTTCCAAATTATTTTGTTATTATATAATATATGTCTAGTGAAGAACCTGAAATGGTTGTTTGGAGTGCCAATAATTCTAAAGGTATGATTGAATCTATAAAAAAACGAGATTTACATTTAAAAAAAATGATAATAAACCACCCGTCAGTTACAAAAAGATCTATGACTAAAAGTCCTATTCATATGTGTTTAAAAGTTATTATAGTAGACCAATTATTTCCCCAAATAAATAAAATACTATCCAGGGGAGAAAAATTACCACTAAAAGAATCACTCAAACTAAGTATAATTAAAGATAGTGAGGAATTAAATAAAAAAAAAATTATTGAAAGTCTTTTTGGAAGTGGTTCATCATTAAAAAATAATATGAATAGAGATGGACAACCTATAAATATTTTTGGCGGTGTAGAATATATTTTTAAAACTACAACTAAAAAAATATTAGGTCCAAACTTGGAAGTAGAAGAAAATATTTTAAATCATATTATTATAAGAGGGTTGGAATCAAAGAAACCATTAGATTTAATACCAAATATGGTAACTGCCATAGAAATGTTATTTCATCCAATGAAGAGAGTAGATATAGATAAAATTATAGAAGAAAGTGAAATAGAAATAACAAAAGGAGCCCTTCAAAAAATAATAGATAAAGACTTTCAATTTGAAGTTGCTCGTAGACTAAAATCTATGAGATTTCCCAGTATTATGGATAGGATAAGAAATTTACACGCATATGTAGAAGGTTCCGGCGCTGGTGCTGGTGCGGGTGCTAGTGCTGGTCCTGGTGCTAGTGCTGGTCCTGGAGGTAGAAGTAAAAAAAGTAAAGGCAAAAAAGGAAAAAGTAGTAAAAGTAATAGTAAAGGCAAAAAAAGTAATAGTAAAGGTAAAAGTAATAAAGGTAAAGGTAATAAAAGTAATAGTAAAGGTAATAAAAGTAAAGGAAAACGCAACAATAGTAAGAGTAAAAAGAACAGAAAGTAAAGTTTAAAGTATTTTAATTCTTTCATCATAATCTTTTTTTGTTAATTTATATCCCCAGTGTTGGAGAGTTTGTCTTCTTGCTGGAGATATAGTAATATCGTGTATTGAAATATCTTTATTCTTCTGTCGTTCTCTATATATAAGAGTGATTAAAGTATTTCTATGTCTTCCTTTTTCTCCTGTAATATTCCGCCACCTTTTAATTTGCCTTTCATCTTCTATAGAGTGTCTGCGTCCCAAATAAAATCTACAATACCATTGGAACCATCCGAAAGGGTCCAAGTTTGAAATCCATCCACTATCTTCCCAATCAGTAAGGCTTTGCCCACATTTAACCTTATATGTATTTATTTGAGGTTCATATTTTATAGAAGTTATCATGTTCGTAATATCCAAATCTTTAAACCACGCCTTAGGATATTCTAAATGTTGATTTTCTAATTTTTTACCTACTACTTGAGAATAAATATTTCTAAAATAAGTACCACCGAAACTACCCTTCCCTAAAACATCTTGTGGTGATAAATTTGGTTTGAAATCTATATGGTCTGAAAAATGTATATGTGTTGATTTTTTTATAGGTTTAACTTTGGATTTAGTTTGTTTACCCACATCAACTATATTGGTTTTGATTTTAGACATTATAATATTTAAATAGATAATTTTTTTGAATCAATTTAAAAAATTAAAACATTTATACTATAATATCTAATAATGAATTTAGACCTAATAAACGATACGTTTATAATAAAATTAAGGCATATAGAACAAAACTTGACTAATATACAGGAAATTATTGAAAAAAAAAAATGTTATAGAAAGAAAGAATCCAATAAACTGAAAGAATCCAATAAACTGAAAGAATCCAATAAACTGAAAGAATCCAATAAACTGAAAGAATCCAATAAACTGAAAGAATCCAATAAACTGAAAGAATCCAATAAACTGAAAGAATCCAATAAACTGAAAGAATCCAATAAACTGAAAGAATTTACTAGACCTAATGAAACAAAACCTATTAAGAAGAAAAAAAAGAAACAAAAAATAGGAATTCCTTTTTCAAATTATATAGTAGATACATCATCTTCCAATGAAAGTGATATAGAATAATTCAAAGTTATATAGAATAATTCAAAGTGATATAGAATAATTTATGGTTAGATTATTTAGATTTCATAATAAAATTTTTTTTTTATATGCGCGAAAAAAAATTGATTTTTAAAAAATTACTTAAAGATTAACACGCATTATTAAATGTGAACAAAGAAACATACAACAACTAGTTATTTTAAATATAAATGTTTCTTGATATTGGAGGTCCCATAGCTCAGTCGGTATTACTACGAATCTTTGATTCCTGTGACGACAATAGAGCGCCGTACTTATAATGCGGAGGTCGCGGGTTCAAACCCCGCTAGGACTATTATTTTGGTCCCATAGCTCAGTCGGTATTACTACGAATCTTTGATTCATGTGACGACAATAGAGCGCCGTACTTATAATGCGGAGGTCGCGGGTTCAAACCCCGCTAGGACTATTACTTTCGGATAATATAACATCAAAATTGTATTATTTATTTAAATATTCTAACAGCATTAATTACGCATTTTAAGCCGGAGATGTGGGTTCGAGTCCCGCGTAAGGTGAATTCAAGGTTCCCTTATTAGCTCAATTGGTTAGAGCACTGTAAACAAATGAATATTGTAAAACATATGATCCTTTAGCTCAGTCGGTAGAGCATTCGACTGTTAATCGAAAGGTCGCCGGTTCAAGCCCGGTAGGGATCGAAATTAAAATAACATATGATCCTTTAGCTCAGTCGGTAGAGCGTTCGACTGTTAATCGAAAGGTCGCCGGTTCAAGCCCGGTAGGGATCGAAATTTAGATTATATGAAACTTATCATCATATAATCATTTAGAATACCTTACAGCAATTAAAACCCCAGAAATGTTAATTCTTTACTATTCTATGAATAGTCGTGTGTTAATTCGCACGTTAAATCAAATAGGTATTCGTTAAGTCATCATGGCCGAGTGGTCTAAGGCGACAGACTCAAGATCTGTTATCTCTGGATGCGCAGGTTCGAACCCTGCTGATGATATATTTTTGCCCCCTTAGCTCAGTCGGTAGAGCATCAGACTTTTAATCTGAGGGTCATGGGTTCGAACCCCATAGGGGGTTAATTTAGGTATTAATTTATTCATACAGTTAATACTAATCCATAATTGGATACAGCAAAATTTTTACAATATATTAAATAAACTGGTAAAACAGTTTCCAATTAGATATAGATTTCTCTATAAAGTATAGATTTCTCTATAAAATACGGTTGACTAAATAGTCTTAGATATTATTTAATATCGAAATATCATAATTTCTCGTATTATTATTTACTATTTTTAATTTGATTTCTACAAGAGGTAAAATCTACTCTAGAAATCAAATTAATGTTTATATAATTTAATGTTTAATGTAGAAAATGTAATTATAAAAAATTACTTAAAGATAATAAAACTTAATTATAAGTAGAGTAAATGCCTCTGTGGCTAAATGGCTAAGGCGTCTGCCTTCTAAGCAGAAGATTGTGGGTTCGACCCCCACCAGAGGCTCTTTAAGATTTTGAAGTCTATTCATTTAGACTTATTATATAACATACCAGTTATATAAACTTGTGAGTCAAATCACCAAAATCATTTTAGATTAGGTACCGCAAATTAAATTACTATAAAAAAAAACCTTATAATATTCTTAATTAGTTAGTTCTGTCCGGATGGGTAAAACTAGTTATTACTAACAAAATTAAGAATGAAATAGGTCGTTTATTGAAAGGTTTACTATCTATAAAGTTAGAAACCCCTAATCTGGTATAAGCAGTATGGCGCAGTGGAAGCGCGCAGGGCCCATAACCCTGAGGTCGTAGGATCGAAACCTATTACTGCTATTTTATTACTTTATGTATTCATTTACATATTGGTATTCTCGTCTTAGCTCAGTTGGTAGAGCGTGGGATTGTAGTTGTTATAAACTTCCTGGGGTCACTGGTTCAAATCCAGTAGTCGAGATATTTTGATAGATTAATTAGGTTCAAGTCCTAATTCTATTTTTAGTTTTATTTATACTTCGTTTTATACTTCGTTTTACTTCGTTTTATACTTCGTTTTATACTTCGTTTTATACTTCGTTTTACTTCGTTTTATACTTCGTTTTACTTCGTTTTATACTTCGTTTTATACTTCGTTTTATACTTCGTTATACATTTTTACTTATATTAAATATAATTTTACAAAATTATCTTTATTATACTTTACTTTAAAAGAGAAACTGAAAAAAGAGACCTATTTATTTTATATACTCGTATTATAGATTTAATTTTCAGTTATTAAAATTCAGTTGTTTTTTTTATATATTTAATTTTATATATTTTTTTTTATTTTTTTACCAGAAACTACCTAGAATACTCTCTGTCCATGTTCGTGTAGGCGGTTTTTCTACACCTCCTCGGCGCGTGTCCTCTACCCCTATATCTTCAGTTAGCTTTATATCTTCAGTTAGCTTTATATGTTCAATTAGCGCTATATCTTCAGTTAGCTTTATATGTTCTTTAAATTTTTCAAATTTATAGTCTTTTAGAACTCCTTCGCTTGAAATATGCATAAGAAATTTAATTAAGTCAAAGTGTGGGCGGTTAATCATCGCTTCAAAATCATCATTAGTGTTCTTCTTTAATTCTTCTAATTTAATTTCCTTTTTCTTAATACAAGGCGGTGCTTTCTTTGGTCGTAGCGCCTCTACTTGTGCCGGAAGATTTCCCACAAATGCGTATTTAAATGAAGAAGAACTATATCCTTGTAGCATCGATACACTTTTATAGTTGGATGTTTGTTGAAATCCCCGCCTGTTAGATGACAAATTGTGGAAGTAAGTCATTGGTACTTCAGAATACCCGGATGCTTTATAGATTTGTCGAATTTTTTGATAAGTAGTATTCCATGGGGTGTAATGACAAATTTGGTTATCGAATCCTTCATCCGAAAAGCAATATGTCTCTGGTAGTTCATCTTGTGGAACATTATGAACTTTTGCGTAATCCACAATCAATCTCTGTGTAGATAGGTAATTTGTAGAACACGCGTCGATTTGTGTAATCCTTCTATATCTATCTAAAAGACTCATTGACCTCGGTAGGTTAACTAATTCAGGGTTTTGAGAGAAAGAAATACTCATACATTCGAACGGTCCCTCATTCACATCCGCAAAACCCATACCAAGAGAAACCGCCAGATGAAGACACGTCAATGGATTATCTGTCTTAGTTCCTGGAGCATCTGCCAGAGAGTGCATTGAACCGGAACAATCAATCAAAGGAATAATGTCAGGCCAGTTAGATTCGGTAGGACATTTAATACTCAAATCTGCGCAACGTTTCTGTAGTTCTGTATAAAGTTCTGTTCGAAATTCCTTAATCTCCTTGCGGACTGAAATTACTTTGGCGTCCCATTGCGCTTTCAGAACAACTTGTTGCGTTTTTGATTTAGTTTCCAATACTTTTTTCATAATTTCATAGAACTCTATTGCCGACGCCTTCATCTTTGGAAGGTATTCTAAAAAATTCGCCCTACACTTTACTCGATCTTCCAATTCAGGAAACCGGTTTCCAGTTATTTCTTCGCATCCATTAGGTTCAACTTTTGGTTTTTCATTTAGAAGTGCCGTCATTGATTTATTAATGAACTTACTCGCAACTTTTTCAAATCTAATTTCGGAATACTGCTTAGCACACATCATTACTTCTGGTGTCATAAGATGTTTATTAAGTGCCGATAATGATTTACGATATTTAGCATGAATTCCTCCAGGAATAAGTTTTACAGTAGTTCCAATTGAAAGGCGCGTATCAAGATACTTATACCTAGTTAACCAATTCACCCACCCTTGTTTATAAAGACCTACTGGATTTAGTTCACACACAGTACTGCTTTTATATAAAGGCATATACCAAAATATATGTTTGTCGTGAGACTTATTCTCCCTACCCATCCACTTCCCAATTAAACTAATACTATTAGAACCTTCTTCCATAGCGGAAGTATCTTTATCTATTTGAGAGAATGAGCAACGGGCAATTTCACGAATTAATGGGTCGTAGTGAAGAAAATATGTAATATGACTCTTTGATGTATTCTTGGTTAGTGGCGCTTCCAAATTAACTTCCTTCACAATATTCACCCAATCATCATAGTATCCAATATCTGGCATAAACTTCACCATATCAATAACTAGTTTAGTATAACCAGAATTGTATAGTTCAATCAAAAGACGGTAATAGATACGCCTACATCCCTCGCCACCCTTTCTAAATTCTCTCTTATTAATTATAGTTACAATTAATCGCATCATCAACTCAGGGTCTTTAGTATGATTAATTTCATCTAGAGCTAGCATAAAATAAGTCCTAATAGTTTCATTATCAGAACCTTGGATAACTTTGTTGTTTAAATCTATAATACTAGAACCTGTAGTATAATAATTTTTGGCACCTTTGGCACCTGGTGTAAAATTTCCTTCTTCTCGAAGTATATTGGCAAACGACATTTTATAGTAGTTTTGTTATTGTTTTTAGATTGTTTTTAAGTTTAAACTAATAATGTGGAATTCAATTTTTATTCTTATATCAGTTTATTAAATTTTATAATTATAAAGTAAAAAATTATAATTATAAAGTAAAAAATTATAATTATAAAGTTTAATATGTTTTAGTTAATATGTTTTTATTTAAGT